GGCACGCTGCGGTGGCGCGCGTGGTGAAAAATGCAATGGTGCGCGCTGACGGCATGCCGGGCGCGGAAATGTTTGCCAACCCGCGCGAGGAAATGGAAATCCTGCCGTCGGGGATCGCGAAAATCCATGTCTGCGGCGTACTCGGCAAAGGGCTGTCGATGATCGAAAAAAGCTGCGGGAACAGCGACTACGAAGACATCGCCGATGAAATTGAAAGCGCGGTGGAAGAGGGAGCACGCGGGATTTTTTTAGAAATTTCGTCACCGGGCGGAACCGTTGTTGGCAACGCGGAAATTGCCGAGGCCGTGCAGGCATGCCCGATCCCGGTCCTTGCGTTTAGCGACGACCTCGCGTGCAGCGCGGCGTACAACATCGCAGTTAGCGCCGACTGGGCTTTCGGAACGCCGTCGTCCACTTGGGGCAGCATCGGCACGATCATCCCGTGGATCGATCAATCGGCAATGTGGGCCGCGGAGGGCATGGACTGGCAACCGATCACAAACGCCGAAGGAGACCTCAAAGCGGCAATGCACGGGCCGTCTCTGACACCGGACCAGCGCGCTTCTCTCGAGCAGTACGTGCAGGACGCTTTTGAGCAATTTCGCGGAAACGTCCTCCGCCGCCGGTTGGTAAGCGCGGACGCAATGCGTGGGCAGGCGTTTCTCGCGCCCCGGGCGTTGGCCAACAACCTTATCGACAAAATTGCGCTGGAAGATGAGGCAATGGCATTTCTTGAAACGCAGCTTAGTTGACAGCCCGAAAAGGGCATCATGATTGATGGCCCGAAGACGATCACCGAGGCGCTGACGGCGCTCCGATCTGCCCAGGAAGAAAATGTCCGCCTTGCCGCGGAACTGACCGCAGCGACCGCGCTGTTGAACGAACAGATCGGCCGCGCTGAAAACGTCGAAGCGCAGCGCGTGGAGCTGCTGGACGCTGTGACAGCCCTTGAGGCGCGCAACGCCGAATTGAGCCAAGCAGCGCAGGCTGCCGAAATGCGCGTGACCGAGGCGATGGCAGCGATTGGCGTTCCGCCTGTAGCTGTCGCGTCCGAACCGATGCAGCAGCGCACACAAAAGGACCTTTGGGCCGAATACAACGCCCTTCCCGTCGAAGCACGAAACGCTTTTTACCTCAAGCATCGCGACACACTCCGCAACTAACACCCAACTAACCAAACCCCATGGCCACCAATACCATCGCCGGAGTCAACCTCGCGGCTATTGCTCAAGAAAGCCTCCCATACGCGGCGTCCGTGTTTGCTCCGCTCGGCGCGTTCACGACAGATTTTTCGGCAGATATCGCTGCAAACGGCGCTTCCGTTACAACCCGTATTCCCACTCGCCCCACCGCGGTTGACCTGTCTAGCGGGTACACGCAACAAGACACGGCGATGACGGCGAAGACCATCACGCTCAACCAGTTCCCGGGTTTTGTGTGGGGCTTTAACGACCTTGAGCGCAGCAAAAGCGCGATCAACCTTAACGACTTGTTTATCCGTCCCGCTCTGGAAGCTGTTGGGCAGGCGGTGTTTGACTACATCTGGAACCTCGTCGTCGTTGGAAATTTTGCCACGTCAACAACGATCACAGCGGCTAACTTTGATCGCGACGACCTCGCGGATATTTCCGCTACGTTGACCGCCACTAAAAAGGCGCCTAAATCCGGCCGCAGTTTGTTGGTCAACCCAACTTACTACGCGTCACTGGTCAAAACGCTGAACAGCGCGGAAATTCCCGGCATCACGGCTCAAAAAACCGAAGGCGTTGTTCCTCGCGTCGCCGGGTTTGACGTCTACGAGACGGACCTTGCCGACGCAAACGCCGCAAACCTGCAGGGGTTTGCCGCTCATAAATCTTCGCTGATCGTTGCGGCGCGCAGCGTCGACAGCACCGGCTTTGCCGAGTCCGGCGGTGAGATTGCCGACGTGGTTGTCCCCGGCCTCAACCTGCCGCTCCAGTGGCGCCGTTGGTACAACCAGGACGAGGGCGTCCTCAAGTACTCTCTCAGCGTCCTTTACGGAGCGTCCGCTGGCACCGACACCGGCGTCCGCATCGTCAGCGCCTAGTTGTTTGTTGATGTGTTTCACCGCCGAGGGCCTCAAATCCTCGGCGGTGTTTTTTTTGATGCAGAACGCCGCGCGTGTCGTAAGTTTCAAATTGAAATGACGAAAATCGCAATTGTCACGCACCGGACGGGCCTGCGGCCTGATGTTGTTTTTCACGGGACGCCGGATGAAGCCGTGCGTTTTTACAAAGATTTTTCGACGCCCGGCGAAGTGTGTTTGTTTGTCTGCCGGTCTGCTGAGCGGACAAAGAAGCTGAAAGCCGCAGAACCAGACGCAGAAGTAACGGCGCCCCGCGCGCGCAAACGAGTGCTCTGATGGGATTTCACGAAATCAACGCCCGCGCTGTTACGGACGCGATCGCCTACATGGGCCAATCGTTTACTTTCCGCGGCACCGTTTATCGTGCGATCATCAACGAATTGGAAACTGACCCGGACCTCGACATCGGCGGCAACCGAGCAAACTACGTGATGGCGGTTTACGTCCGCAAAACGGGGTTTCCGGCGCCAAGCGTTGGCGAGCTGGTGACGGTTAACGGCACCGCGCTACGCATCGCGACGATCCAGTCGGATGTGATCTCCTACACGTTAAACCTGGAACACCCAACGCAATGATCGACCAGTTTTTGGTGACGGCAATCGGCGACGCGTTGGCGACCGAGTTTCCGGCGATGTACATCGGCCGACAGCACACGGCGGATGAAATGCAGCTACCCGCGATCTTGCTAAAAATTGAGGCTGAAAGCGTGCTTGGGAGCCCGTTGTACCGGGGGACACTCGAGGTTGCGCTAGTTGCCGCCAGCAGCGACACAACGACCGCGCAGCAGGCCGCGTGGGCTCAAGAGATCGACACGGTGATCCGCGAGTTGGAAATTTCAACAGCTACGGTTGCGCTTTTTGGTGTCGTTGCGACCAGCACGCAGCCAAGCGTCAACAACAACCAATTTGTCACGACGATGAACTACACCGTCGGCTTCGGGCCGCCGGCTTGACAACCCGCAAAAAACGTATGCCCGCATCATTTGGAGTAACCGACACATTTAACGGCACCGCCCCATCCGGTGGGTGGATGCAGGAAAGCTCCGAGGAGCAAAGTGTTGAAGTCGCCACAATTAAAAACGAGGTCGGAGCAACCGTTGTTGCGCAGCCGAAAGGCGTAATAACCACGCGTGTGACCATCCGCAGCAAGGGCGACGTTTCTATCGGGTCCACCCCGAGCATCGGGTCTTTCTCCGGGTTCAAAGTGACGAGCGCAAAGATTTCCGAATCAAACGACGATTTCCGAACCGCAGAAATCACCGCGACGAAGTACGAATAACCGACAAACACTATGCCAAGCGCGAACGGTTTTGGAATTGCAGCCCTAACGGGGACGCTTATTGAGTCCGTCGAAATTTCGTACGAGTCCGAAGAAAAAATGCTGATGGACCGACTCGGTGAATTTAGCGAAGCGCGGTTGATCGACACAACAACGACGTTCACAGTCCGCGGTTCTGGAGAACCTAGCGTCACAATTGGCGGCACATCCGGCGCCCCGACTGGGACAGATGGCAAAGTGGTCATAACCAGCGTCAAACGGACGCAGGTGAATGACGATTTTGAAAAATTTGAGTACAGCGGCACGGCGTACCCGAGCGCAAGTTAGCACACAGACGCCCGCGGCGGGCAGAGCCGACGAAATTTAAAATGAGACCAGGGCAAACAATTGAATTCCTGCGCGACAACGAAAACCCGTTGCAGTCGCGCAACACGCGCACCGTAGCCGCGGCCATTAGCTGCGGTTGTAAGCCGGCGGAAAAGGCGTACAGCTACACCGTCGAGGAAACAAAAAACGGGCTGCAGCGCACCGTCACGTGGGTAATGGACGGCGACGCCAAAGCTGTTTTTGAACCGGCGTTTGAACGCGAGGAACTGACTTTTTCCGAGGTGGCAAAACGCTTTGCCGACAAGGCCTGGTGCGAGGCAAACGCCAACCATCCGATCGCGTACCTGCGCGCGTTTTCCGACAACCTGGCGCAGTTGACCGCGTTTGTGAAAGAGCACAAACCAAGCGTGCTGATTCGCCGCGGAAACCGAGTGGCGACGATTGCGGCAAACGCGAGCGATGAAATGAAGGCAAAAATTTTGGCGATGTTATGAGCACCGACGACGCATTCTTTGACGGGCCGGTGGATGTTGGAAATTTGAAGCTGCGGCCGTTTTCTATCGGCAGCATGACTGCATGCCGCAAGCTGGGACTAAGCCTGTTCCTCGGGCACGGAGACGCGTTAACAGCCGAGGAAATGCAGCGCCAAGTGGTGGCGTTTGCTTGGGTCCAGAGCGCCCCACTAGCAACCGTCCAACGTGCCCTTCGCGAGGGCACCGCCGATGAATACATCGCGCGGTTTGAATTCGAGGTGATGCCGAGCGACTTGAAAGCGTTGGAGCGGGAAATCAATCGCATTTCCCAACTGACCGAAGCCGCGGCCATCGACACCGTTTCACGTGAAACAACCCCAGACCCTGCGGAACCGGGGGAATCTTAGCGCCCAACTGGACGGCGAGCATGATGTTTGCGATCAGCTCGAACACCGGTTGGGCGGAATCGTTCATCATGTGGGACCTGCCGCTTTCGCGCGCGCTGCAGTACTGGCACGCTTGGCTTTACTCACAAGGTGTGTGGACCGTTGCAAAGCGCCCGCCGGCCGCTGCAGAGTTTAACGCCGTGCAGGCCCGGATTGCCGCGCTTGACGCAGAGGGAGAAGTATGAGCGAAACCGTGAGCTTTAAAATGGATACGCGCATGATGTGGCGTGCCATTGACGAGCATCACCGCACTTTTCGCCGCTCGTATGAACACCTTTTTATGGTCGCGGCAAAAGGTGTTGCTGCAAAAGCTGTGCGACTGACCCCGCCTTTCAAATGGCAGCGCAACAGTGGAAACACTGAATCAGACAGAAACGCTCGCCAGCGAGGCATCAGCAGCGTTGAAGTGGGTATTTTGAAGCTGTTTACAACAGACGCTTCAGTTGCTCTAGAAAACGGTTTGGCGCAGAAACCGACAAAAACGAACATCCAAGCGAACTCTGCGATGTCGTTAATGGCGTCGTACCACAAAGAAAAACGCAACCCTTCCGGGCGTGTTCCGAAGTCGCACAAGCCGACAAAAGTCGTGACGCGGCAGGCGTTGAAAAAATACCTGTCGACTACAAAAAAACGCGTGGGCTACTTAGCTAGCGGCTGGGTCCAAGGCGCGCAGACCGTGCAGGCATCTGTGCCGTCGTGGGTCAAAAAACATGCGGGGCCCGGAAGCGCAGTTTTGCAGGTTACGGCAACCCGGCTTTATTTTCGGATGACGAATGCCGTCGGGTTTCCGACCAAAGACATGTTGATGGCAAGCCGAATCCCTGTCGCCGTGCGGCTTCAATCGGCAGCAATGCTGCGGCAGATAGTTTTTAAGACCAAGAAAAAGGTGGCCCTATGAGCGCAACAGCAGTTCTCGATTTAAAAGTCGGCGGGTTTACCGCGGGGTTAAGTGCGGTCAATAAAGGCCTGAAAGCAATTGGTTCAACCGCGGCACAAACGGGCAGCCTAATGGGTTCCGCGCTAAGTAAAGGCATCAGCGGTATCACTGGGCTTGTCAAAGGGCTGTCGGTCGCCGGCGTTGGCGCGTTTGCCGGGCTCGGTGCGGGAATCTACGAGGCCATGAACCAGGGCGGCGAACTGGTCGACTTGCAGGAGCAGACGGGCGTGAGCATTGAAAAACTGATGCAGTTGCGCGTCGCATTTGAGCAGGCCGGGCTTGGTGCAGATGAGGTGCAACCGACGATTGCCAAGTTGCAAAAAGCCATCGTGGGCGCGCAAACCGGCAGCGAGGCGGCGCAAAAAGCTTTTGAGGCGTTGGGGCTGTCTGCGGATAATTTGGCGGAAACAACCGCAGACGAACAACTGCGGCTTGTCGGCGAGAGCATTGCCAACATCGAAAACCCGGCGCTTAAATCTGCGGTGGCGATGGAAGTGTTCGGAAAAAGCGGCGGGCGGATGCTTGCGTTTTTTGCGGCCGGCGGACTCGATGAAGCTGCGGCAGCTATTGGCCGGCAGAGCGAACTAATGGCCAAGTATGCGGACACGTTCGACTCGATCACTGATTTGTTTGGGCTTTATCACACAAAACTGCGCGGGTTTTTTGTCGGGATGGCCGCAGAACTGGCGCCAATTTTGAAAATGGCGGCGGATTGGTTTAAGACTCTGGATATCACCGCGATTGGCGAAAGTGTTGGAAACGTAATTGCGTCGATTTACGGCACGATTGAAAAGGGCAATCTAAGCGAGTTGATTGGCACGGCTCTAAAAATTGGGTTTGGCGACGGGATCAACTATTTTTGGGCCGGAGTAAAAGCCGTCGGAGCTGCAATTGCGGAACTGTTTCGCGGGTCCTTTGGAGGCATCACAGACTATTTTAAAGGATTTGGCACTGTGTTGTTGGGAATTGGTAAACAGTTTGCTGCGTTAATTTTAGACGGAATCGGAACGATGCTTGTCAAACTGCGCGATTTGCCAGTGATCGGCGAAAAATTAGTGCAAGCCGGTTCTGAATTGCAGTCGTCTGCGTTTCGAATGGGCGCAACCGGCAATTTAGACATGGTCAAAGGTGCAGATGAAATGACCGCTGCGTTACCAACGCTTGACCAAGCCGGACAACGACTTGTTGCTAGTGGAAAAGCGTTCGCTGCGGAGTTTAAAAAAGCAGGGCAAACGCAAGTTGTTGACGTTGCTGCAGAAAAAGAACGTTTTAAAGAATTGATGACCGAAGGGCGCGCGGAAGCTGCAAAAATGCAACTTGAACTTGGCGCGAAAAAACGCGAAGCCGAACCGCCTAAATTGGAACGCGACATCCTTGACGTTCTTGGCAAAAAAGAAGCTCCATCCCGTGCGTCGCAGGTGTTCGGAATGTTCGGCAGCGTCGGCGGCGGCACTGTGCGTGGGTCGTTTCAGTCGCTCGATCCGATGGTAGCGCAGCAGAAGTTCACAAACGCCCTGCTGAAGCAAGTCGTTGATAATACGAACAAAGCAGCAACCATTGCCGCCCCGGCTTACCAAAAATAAAATATGGGCACGCTGATATCCGAAGAAACCATCTACAACACGGAAGCCGCGACAAAAACGCTGCGCTTTACGTACCAGAGCCTCGATAGCTTTGGGAGTGAAGTAGATGGGATGGCCAACCAGACCTATAAAATCTCAAACGGGGTCTACGAGTATTCAGGAGAACAAGTCTATTTTTGGAACAATAGCGGCGGAGGTCCGGGCGGCGGCGGGGGCACCGGTGAGACGCAGCTTTCCGTGAGCGGTGCGGCAACGATGGAACCAATTGAAAATCATCCAGCGTTTAATGATATTGTAGGGGGCAACGCCGCGTGGGACGCATGGAACCGCTGGAAGGCAAACCCGCAAGATCCTAAAAACAAAAACCTTGCGGCGTCTGGGTTCACAGTCATCACTGATGACCTTGGCTATTTTGACCCTAGTAAATATCCAGAAAATGAATATATTGGAAAGCTTTACAGCCTATACTCTCGCGGAATCAAAGAGTACTACACGCCCAAAGTGGTCGTCCGTTTGACGCGATTTGAGAACGCAGCGCCACCGCTGGAGTTTGTTGGAAAAATTAACACGCCACCGATTGATCCGGGTGGGATGACAAACTACATACTCAACAACGCCGAAGGGCGTTACACACCGTCGACAGGGCTTTGGGAAAACACGTACGAGTGGATTGGCAGCGCCAGCGGATGGAAAACAGAACTTTACGGAGCAACCACCTAACATGTTGCCCACAATTTCAGTAGGGGACACGATTCGCGCGGTCCACCTGCAACAGATCATTGCGGAGATCCGGCAAAACACAGTGCGGCCTGGAGTTGGGCTGCGGATGATCCAATCGAGCAACGGCACGATACTCAGTGTCGATGACATTGGGCGGCGCGGTGGCGGTGGTGGTGGAGAGGCAAGCGAGGAAATTAAATACACGCCGTTTCGTGTCGTGCTTGGCTACCCGGAGGACCCGGCGTTCCCGGTTGTGCGTGTGCAAGGGGAGTCCTATTTTTGTTCCATCGAAACCGGGGAATTGATCACGATCGGCGGAGATCTGCCGCTTGGGGCAATTCTCGGCAGTGCGCAAGACAACGCAGACGACCCCGGACAGTTCCCTCTGCCGGAAATCGGCGAATCAATCTGGCTTGAGTGCGACGTTGACGGCCTGACGATTGCCAGCGCAACGCTCAAAGAAGGTGACCCAACAGCCGAGGGGTGGACAAACTACCCGGACCCAATTGAAACCGCCGGGAATGACCCTTTCACGGTCATCAAAAGCCGGGTGCTGATCGCTCACGTTGTCGACGGCGAGGACCCGAGGCACGGCGACACGTACAGCGTCGGGACCGGAGAGACTCCCGAGAAACGGAAGGTGCTGCAGCAACTGCGGACGAACGTGGGCGCGCAGGTGCTCATGATGCGGGGCATTGCGGCTCCGGTGATTGTACCCTGGCACGGACCATTCATCATCGCATGACCGGCGGCGCTCCTTACCCGATACCGTTGCAGCAGCTCGCACCGAGAACCCCGACGGTCGGGGGTTTTGAAAACTCGGTGAACCCAATTGCGCGCGTTACCGTGCCGATGGCGCAGGCGGGCTGGCTTTACCACGCGGTGGAAGAGTGGGAGCGGACGATTGAGTTCACTCCCATCGCTTCAATTGGAAATCTGACGAGCATTGACTATTCACTGCAGCCCGATTGGGAGGGGGACAAGTTTGTCCGGCGGGACACAATTACCGCGGATCCTCCGTTGCCGACTCTGGGTGTTAACAACAACACGATGCCGGACGACTCCCTGCGGGCGTTTGTACGTGGGTATCAATTGGGTGATGAACTGGGCGATTCAATCGCAGGCGAATGGATGGGCGTCGGGTTAGGTTCCGGGCCTGTGTACAGTTTTTTCGCGCATTCGTGGGACCCGCGGATGTCCGTCACGGATAAAGCGATGCGCTACGATGCGCCGGAGGATTATGAGGCTGCAAAAGCGGAGCTTTCGACGGTCATCACTGACATGTTTAGCGCGTGGTCGGCTCGACTGGCTGCGCAGGCGGCGACAGCCACCGGGGGCCGATTGGCGGAGATCCAACGGCAACAGGCGGCGCTAGTTATTTTGCAGTCGCAAGCGCAACTCCGAAAGACGGCGCAGATTGACCGCATGGAAGAAGCGCATGCGGATCTCGAGACAGCGGACCAGGTGTGGGCGGACCGATTTGCCACCAACGGCATTTTAGCGGAGATTGACGCGTTTGCCCGTTGGATCCGGGCCGAGGAAGAGCTAGAGGCGTTTGCGTTGCGCTACGGGCCGCTTCGAAAATTCCGGAACAAGATTGGTGACTGGTGCCGGTGGCGCGCGACTGAGGGCATGTTTGGCGCCGAGGAGGCCGCGATCTACAGCATCGACAAAATTTACGGACTCGGGTTTGTCGGTGGAAAACTGGCGACAGTTAGCGGCGGCGAATCAACGCTCCTTCCCGGGTTTGGTAATGTCGATTTGGCGCTGCACCTGTCGGGGCCGTTGCCGAGCTTCATGGACGAGTTTGGAGACCCTGATTTTGTGTCGGGGTACTGGTCGCAACTCGAGCACACCGTCGGCGGGTGGATGATTGACGATGGGCAGACATCTATCGAGGGCACCGGCACTCTCAGCGTGGCCGTGCATCCAGTCGCGATTGGGTTCAATCCAGAAGACTGCATCGCCGAACTAAAATTTGGCTGCGCTCCCTACTACTCGCCGCGCATGCATGTTCTCGAGGGGCAAATTCTTTCGGGCCGACTTTATGACCCGGAAATTGGAGTGGTCGGGCACACCATTGAGTTCGGGGAAATCTTTGCTAACGACGGCTCGACCGTGTCTTACCAAATCCCCGGCGACCTGCCGCTGGGCCCCGACGGGACGCGGGCGTGGGCATTCCAAAGCCCTTACGCCACTTACACAACGCTGCCCGCCAACCCGGAGGACCCGGAGGCTCCGGCGGAAGCGGTGGACGTTTCCGGGTTGCAAACGCTCTGGCAGACCGCAGCGACTGCGTTAGCGGACCAATGGGAATCAACAAGCCCCGCGGGCACGCCGTGCGGGTTGTTGCAAATTTTGGGCGCGGAAAACGAGCAACTTTACACGCATCAAATTTACGGGACGCCGCAAAGCGCGGGGACTATTGACATCACGTACAAAGCAATGACGCTACGCGACAGTCTCGCGTGATTTGATTTTTTTACGCCGAACACACCGACCACATGGCCGCAGGACTCTATAATTTTGCAATTGAGGAGGGGGCCGATTTTGCCATTGGGGTCCGCGTCAAAATCAACAACGAGATGCAGGCTTTGGCGGGCTGGCAATTTCACGCGCAGTTGCGGACTGCGATCAACGGCACGCTGCTGGCGACGTTTATTTGCGAGCCTTGCGGCGACGGTGAAACGCTGCGTGTTGCACTCGACGCCGCGACAACGGATGAGCTTCTGCCGCAGAGCGCGCGATGGGATTTACTGGCCGAGTTGCCCGATGGCCGCAAGCTGCGACTCCTCGAGGGCAAAGTGACAATCTCTGGAAGCGTGACCGAATTATGAGCTGCCCTACGTCTTGCGAAATTATCGTCTGTGAAATCCTCGCCGGAGCACCTGGCGCTTTTGGCGGCGCGCAGGGGGCGACCGGAGCAACGGGGCCAATGGGGGCTGATGGCGCTCAGGGCCCATCGGGTGAGCCTTCGACAATTCCAGGACCAACCGGGCCAACCGGGCCAAGCGGCGCTCAAGGCGCGTCGGGTGAACCTTCAACGGTGCCGGGGCCCAGCGGGGCAACTGGCCCTCAAGGGCTGCAGGGAATTCAAGGTGAACAGGGCGTGTCCGGGGTTCCCGGAGAGGCAGGTCCGTCCGGCGCGACGGGGCCTCAGGGGCTGCAGGGAATCCAAGGCGAGCAGGGGGTGTCTGGAATTCCCGGAGAGGCAGGTCCGTCCGGAGCGACTGGCCCTCAAGGGCTGCAGGGAGTCCAAGGCGAACAGGGCGTGTCCGGGGTTCCCGGAGAGGTAGGCCCGAGCGGGGCGACGGGGGCTCAGGGGCTGCAGGGCATCGAGGGACCGTCTGGGCCTCAGGGTTTGCCGGGAGACGTAGGGCCCTCTGGCCCGTCAGGAGAGCCGGGGGCAACGGGCTTACAAGGCATCGAGGGACCGTCCGGGCCACAGGGTCCTTTAGGCCCGTCTGGAGAGCCCGGGGCAACGGGTTTACAGGGCATCGAGGGCCCATCAGGACCGCAAGGCCCCTCGGGGCCGTCTGGAGAGCCCGGCGCGACAGGGGTCCAGGGTATCGAGGGACCGTCCGGGCCACAGGGTCCGTCGGGAGACGTGGGGCCGTCTGGACCTCAAGGCCCATCAGGCGAACCGTCAACAGTTCCGGGTCCCTCGGGAGCCACGGGCCCGGCTGGTCCTTCCGGGGCTCAAGGTTTGCCCGGAATAAGTTCCACGGACGCTTTCTGGGGAGCTTTTTGGAGCACGGCTGACCAGACGGCGGCGGCGATCAACACGGCATACCCGATCACCTACAACAACACCGACCCTGATTCTGCGGGCGTGTCCATCGTGTCGGGTAGTCGCGTCACATTTGCTGTCGCTGGCGTTTATTCCGTCACATTTTCTGTCCAGTGGAACAACGCGAGCAACCAAATCCACGACGCCAACATCTGGCTTTCAAAAAACAGCACAACCGTTCCCGACACGGATTCTCGGTGGAGCATTACGGAAAGCCACGGGGGCGCGCCGGGGCGGCAGATTGGCACGGTCAATTACGTGCTCAGACTCGCGGCAAATGATTACCTTGAGCTTTATTGGCAAACGACAGACACGGCGGTCACTCTCGAGTACGCAGCGGCCTCTGCGCCTGCACCGGCAATCCCGAGTGTGATTTTGACTGCTGCGCAAGTGCTTTATGGGCAGCTAGGCCCAAGCGGGGCCACGGGCCCATCCGGGGCTCAAGGGATTCAAGGGGTGTCTGGAATTCCTGGAGAGGCGGGCCCAAGCGGAGCAACGGGTCCTGCCGGGGCCACGGGACCGGGCGCGGCAGGGATTGGCGTGTTGACCGAGTTTACCGGCAGCGGGGCGACACAATTTTCGCCGATTAACGGCTACCTTGGAACGGATGCTGCATCGTACCTAGTGACAATCGATGGCACGATCCAGCACCCCGGCGCAACGGATGGCGCGTACACGATCACCGCGGCCAACGGTGGGACAATCACGTTTGCCGAGGCCCCTCAGGTTGGGGCACTGATCACCGTGCGGATCGTGCGGGGGGCGCAGGGCTCGACGGGCGCTTCCGGAGCGCAGGGAGCGCAGGGCATTCAGGGAGCTTCCGGAGACGCAGGGCCGTCGGGGGCCACGGGGCCACAGGGCATTCAAGGAATCCAAGGCATTCAAGGCTTGGAAGGACCAAGCGGGGCCACAGGGCCCGCAGGGCCGTCTGGCGCTCAGGGTCCCTCGGGTGAGCCGTCGACTGTTCCGGGGCCAAGCGGAGCAACGGGACCTGCGGGGCCATCGGGCGCTCAAGGCCCCTCAGGTGAGCCGTCAACAGTTCCCGGCCCGAGCGGAGCCACAGGGCCTGTGGGCCCATCCGGGGCTCAAGGTCCATCGGGAGAACCGTCAACAGTACCGGGCCCCAGCGGAGCCACGGGGCCTCAGGGAATCCAAGGCATTCAAGGTATTCAAGGGCTTCAAGGTGACCCCGGCCCAACTGGAGCCACGGGGCCGGGCGTTTCTTTAACCGGCGTCACCGCAGGAACTTACGGAAGCGAGAATTCGGTCGGAGCGTTTACCGTCAACACGTTTGGCCAACTTACCGGCGCGACAAGCTCTTTGATTGCAATCAGTTCCGCTCAGATTAGCGGGCTGATCGCGACGAGCAAAATAAGCGGGCTAGCGGCATCCGCGACCACGGACACAACTAACGCGAGCAACATCACGTCCGGGGCTTTGCCAACCGCGCAGTTGTCTGCAAGCCCGGTGACTCCCGGGACATACGGCAGCGGCTCGCAAGTCGCAGTGCTGGGCATCGACTCAAAAGGTCGTGTCACAAGCGCGTCCAACGTCGCAATTTCCGCAGCAGCGGGCGTTTCAACCTTTTCTGCTGGCACGACCGGTCTCACTCCATCGACCGCAACGAGCGGTGCTGTGACACTTGGAGGGACGCTAGGGATTGCGAGCGGCGGGACAGGGTCGACAACTGCCGGTGGTGCACTTTCAAACCTTGGAGGGTACCCCTCAAGTAACCCAAGCGGGTACACGTCCAATACCGGCACCGTGACCTCGGTTTCCGGGACTGGTACCGTGAGCGGGCTGTCGTTGTCCGGCACGGTAACGGGGTCGGGCAACATTACCTTGGGAGGCACGTTGGCTGTCACTGCGTCAAATTTTGCAAGCCAGACCGCAAACACCGTCTTGTCTGCGCCCAACGGCACAGCGGGAGTGCCGACGTTTCGAGCGTTGGCCGCTGCGGACATTCCGGTCCTCAACCAAAACACGACGGGCACCGCGGCAAACGTCACTGGAACCGTTGCAATCGCAAACGGAGGAACCGGCTCAACCACGCAGCAGGCAGCCGTGAACGCTTTGGCTGGGGCAGTGACCAGCGGGCAATTCCTGCGCGGGAATGGCACCAACGTGGTGATGTCGGCAATTCAAGCGGCGGATGTCCCGACCCTCAACCAAAGCACCACCGGCACGGCTGCAAACGTCACTGGGACTGTCGCAATTGCAAACGGTGGCACTGGGGCGACCACTGCTGGAGTTGCGCTCTCCAACCTTGGAGCGTATCCCGCATCCAACCCAAGCGGGTACACGTCCAACACAGGCACCGTAACCTCGGTGTCCGGCACCGGCACTGTGAGCGGGCTGTCGTTGTCTGGCACGGTGACTGGAAGCGGCAACATCACCCTGGGCGGTACGCTGTCGGTTGCTCCGACAAACTTTGCGAGCCAAACTGCAAACACGATCCTTGCGGCTCCCAACGGTGCAGCGGGAGTACCAACGTTCCGGGCACTAGCCGCCGCGGACATTCCAACCCTCAACCAAAACACGACGGGCACCGCCGCAAACGTCACTGGCACTGTAGCAGTTACAAACGGCGGCACAGGAGCCACAACTCTTACCGGCTACGTCAAAGGGACCGGCACGGCGGCGCTCACAGGCTCCGCATCTGTACCGGTCGCAGACATCTCTGGGACGTTGCCGGTGAGCAAAGGGGGGACTGGGTCGACCGTCGCAAAAAACAGCACTTTCCAGAACATTACCGGTGTTGGAGTCTGGGCATCTGGGGACTTTCCACTCGACCCCACAGACACTCTGCTGTGGATCATTGATGCAGCAAATGCTTCATCCATTGTCACATTACCCGATGTGTCCGCAACCACTGCTGGACGTCTGTTTATGGTCGCAAACCACAAATCAACGTCTTTAACCGTGCGGCTGTTTGGGACAACAACCACTTATACAACAATCCCCGCTGGGAAAATTGGAATCTTTACTTGCAGCGGAATTGCAAACACTGCCGCCAGTTGGATGAACAACCTCTAATTTATGCTCGTAGCAAAAATTGAAAACGGTCGGATAAGCTCTTGGGGCAAAAGCGTTTCGTACCCAGAGCTTGAAGGCTACACAGGCACTCCGGCTTTGGTTGAGCTTGGTTTTTTGCCGCTGGTAATGAGCCTTCCGCTTGATGAAAAAACGGAAAAACTAGTTGCTGTTCAACCGTTTATCCAAGGCGGCAAAGTTTACATTGTCGCAAAGGAAGCCAAAACAAGTGCTGACATCGATGCGGACAAGGCTGCGGCGCTCGAACAAATCCGAAGCGACCGCAACTCGAGACTGTTGGCCTGCGACTGGACGCAGCTTCCGGACTCGACCGCAAACAAAGCCGCGTGGGCAACGTACCGGCAGGCGCTGCGTGATTTACCGAACACGCTTACAGACCCGCGTGACCCGGTGGTGTGGCCTCAAGCTCCTCAATAATTTATGGCGCAACAAATTAGCAAGGTCGGCAGCGACCTGATGAAATTGACCGGGGTGACCCCGGGAACGTACGGATCGAGCGCGCAAATCCCGGCGCTTACCATTGACGCAGCCGGGCGCATTACCGCAGCAACAAACGTTGCAGGCGGGGGCGGAAGCGCGACCCCGACCAACGTGCAAATTTTTACGTCGAGCGGAACATGGACAAAGCCTGTGGGGGCCAAGTCGGTTCAGGTGACTGTTGTGGGAGCTGGTGGCGGAGGTGCATCTGGCCGAAAGACAGCTTCCGGGCAAAGTGGAGCCGGAGGTGGTGCAGGCGCCGCTGGTGGCTTTGCTATGCGAACGATTGATGCCTCGCTGTTGGGAGCAAGCGAAACGGTGACGATTGGCGCGATTGGTCTTGGCGGGGCGTCGGTAACCACAAACTCCACCAATGGAAATGCGGGAACTGCCGGTGGGATGACGAGTTTCAACAACTTGGTGTTTGCTGCTGGAGGAGCGGCTGCTGGCATTGCAACTACTGCGTCTGGTCCTGCTGGTACAAATACGACTCAAAGAGCCATGTTTGTTGGCTCGAACGGCGGCGGCGGCAACAATACCGGGGTTGGAGCATCCGGAGTTTCTTCGTTCAACGCCCCTTCTGGAGGAGGGGCTGGAGGTGCAGTTCCAACCACTCCTGCGGCGTCTCTTGGGGCTCCTTCTGGAGTTGCCTATGGATCGTTTCAAACGGGCGGAAATGCAGCAGGCGGGACGGCGGGAGGCGCGGGAGGTGCAGGAGCAAGTGTGGATGCGAACTTTCCTTGTGGCGGATCTGGAGGTGGAGGTGGAGGCTCTTCGATTACGGGCAATGCTGGAGCCGGTGGAGCCGGTGGAAGCTATGGTGGTGGTGGAGGAGGCGGAGGCGCAGGCTTCGACAATACTGGCAATTCTGGAGCCGGAGGCAATGGCGGTCCAGCCATCGTTGTGGTAACAACCTACTTCTAACATGACATACGCAATTGTAAGCGACGCCTCAAAGGTGGTCGAAAACATCATCGTTTGGGATGGAGTCAGCCCGTGGACTCCTCCTCCTGGAACTACAGCCGTGAATGTGGATGGCATTCCGTGCGACATTGGTTGGATCCAGCAACCCGACGGCAGCTTTGCTCCACCTGACAACCAATGAAAGAACTTCTCGAGGTCGCACACGGCCAACCGTTTACGGTGGTGATGCTGCTTGTCGCAATCTGGTGGATGAATCGCACCAACACGGATCTCATCGGCAGGCTGCACGCCGAGCGAGCGGAGCGGTTGGATCGCTTGGAGACTGCAATCTCTGAATGTGAGCGTGATCGGAAAGAACTCTGGCAGAAAATCTTGCAACACACGGAAAGCGGCAAATGAACTACATACTGGAACGACTCAAAGAACCGTCTACGTGGCGCGGGTTGCTGGCGCTTGCGACTGCGTTGGGCGTCAAACTGCACCCGGAAATGCAGGAGGCCATTTTGACCGCGGGCCTTGCGCTCATCGGGATGGTGAACGTTTTCCGAAAGGAAAAGTGATCCTCAGCTTTCTCCGGATCCTTGAACACTGGCTCTCTATTAAATCGATTCGCGCACGCTGGGAGCTGGAGCGCGACATCGAGCGTTATATACAAAATTGCGAGGAAGAGATTCGGAGGCTGCGCGCTAGTGGCGACAACGTCGCTGCTGACCGTGTACGCCACCAGTTGCTGCGGTCCTCGGGTATCGCCCTCCCGCGACAACCAGATTTTGCGACTTCAACCAGGGCAGACGCACCGAGCGGAGACTATTGAGGTATGGCACTCGGCGGCGCGATATGCGGCGCTCGAGCAGGAGTTGATCAACTGCGCTGCGGCGCTCAAACAACGCGACAACAAATGACGCTTTCCGAAGCAGGCCTAGAGCTGGTCTTGAAACACGAAGTCGGCGGCGGGCAACGCTACTACGACAAATTTTTGTCGCGCCCCACGGTGCCCGGTTTTGAAAGCGGCGTGACGATTGGCGTAGGTTTTGACATAGGCTACGTCAATGCGGCGGAGTTTTCTGGCGCATGGGGGCACCTAGTCCACGCAGAGCGACTGCGGGCTGCAATTGGCCTCAAAGGCGCGCAGGCGCGGGCAATTTGTGCGCAGCTTGCGGACATCATCGTCCCGTGGTCGGCGGCGCTGCAGGTATTTCTCGACCACACGTGCCCGACTCACTGGGTGCGCACGCTGCGCGTCTACCCGCAAACCATCAATCTTTCCGAAGACTGCGCTGCGGCGTTGTTTTCGCTCGTCTTTAACCGCGGGGCATCGTTGACCGGAGAGCGCCGCGCGGAAATGCGGGGCATCAAAGACGCGCTTGCCACGGGGCACCGGGACGCAGTGCCCGGGCTGATTCGGTCGATGAAACGGCTTTGGCCCGAAACAAGCGGGCTTGTGCGGCGGCGAGAAGACGAGGCGCGGCTTTTTGAACAGGGTTTGAAAAACGGTTGACTTTTCGGCTGCGAGCCAGATTTTGCACCTGGTTGTTGTCATAGCGCGCCCGGGGGGGATGAGTCCTCTCCGGGCGTAGTGACAAACCGCGAAATCATGAGATTCCACTGCCCCGGCCTCCCGCACACCGTCACCTCGCCAGAGTACAACGCCTGCGCGTTTACGCAGAAGGTCCTCAAGCTGTGCAAGGGCCTGCACCAAGCGGGGCACACGGTGATCCACTACGGGCACGAAGAGTCGCAGGTCGAATGCAGCGAGCATGTCACGGTGAGCACCAACGCAGACCTGCAGGAGGCGTACGGGTCCTATGATTGGCGCCGCGAGTTTTTCCGACACAACACGGGCGACGCGGCTTACCGAAATTTCATGGGGCGCGCGGTGCCGGCGATCGCGGATCGAAAACGCCCGGGGGATTTTTTGTTAATCCCGTTTGGGTGGGGGCACGCTGCGTTGTGCGACGCGAATCAGGACATCCACGTGGTGGAGTCCGGCATCGGGTACCCGTGGGTTTTACCGAGGCAAAAAGCACGCTGGAAAGTGTATGAGTCCTATGCCGTGCGCAACGCTGTGCATGGGCGCGAACGCGTCGAACGGGCAAACAACGACGACTATGAGGTCGTTATTCCAAATTACTTTGAGCCGGAAGATTTTGGCCCGCTGTCAGTGGGGCAGGGGTACGTGTTGTACCTCGGCCGGATCACGCGCGCAAAAGGCGTGCACATCGTCGCCGAGGCATGCGCGCGTGCGGGGCGCAAACTGATCATTGCCGGGCAAGGCGACCTTGCAAAAGAGTACGCCGGGCCAACCGATCACATAACGCTGCACGGTTACGCAGACATGCAGCAGCGGCGCGATTTAATGCGGCGCGCGGATTGCCTTATGATCCCGAGTCAATACATCGAGCCTTTTGGCGGCGTTGCCGTGGAGGCGATGATGAGCGGCACGCCGGTTGTTACAAGCGATACCGGGGCGTTTACCGAGTGGGTGGTGCAGGGCCGCAACGGCTATCGCTGCCGGACGATGGGACAGTACGAGTGGGCGCTCAACAACGTCGGCCTACTAGACCGCTACGCCATCCGCAGTTTTGCGTGGGACAATTTTTCACTGGCAGCAGTTGTGCCGCAGTTTCTCGAATATTTTCGGATGATCGAAGACGTGCGCACGGGTGCCGGTTGGTACACGCCGCATCGGGAAAACTGCATTCAAATGGGGGCGCTCGATTTTTCGGCGTTGTATGTCGATTGACGGCTCATATCGTTGGGATCCCGGCACACTCGACAGCCCTGCAGAAGAGCTGGCGGAGGAACTCGGT